GGGAAGGAGAGAACCCGCGTCTGCCGCGTCTCTCTCCCCAAGGCCCCCGGACCCCACCAATTGGCCCGCCCTGGCCGAATCCCTGCCGTGGATCGCCGAGTTTGGGCCGGTGCCGCCCGACGCCTCCCCCCCGCGCTACATGACGGGCCCTCACCCTGACGCGGTGGGCACCTATGGGCCCGAGTTTGTGGCGTGGCTGGACGCGCACCCCGGCATTCACCCCCGGCAGACGTCGGGGTTGCGGTGGTGGCAGCGGGTGGTGGCGTTCCGTCTGCTGGAGCATGACGCGGGGGGGCGGCTGGTGTGGCGTAACGCCCTGGTGACGATGGCCCGGCAGGTGGGCAAATCGTGGCTGGTGCGGGCGCTGGTGTTGTGGCGCATCTGTCAGGGCGAACGGTTCGGGGAGGAGCAAACGGTTATCCATATCGCGCACCGGCTGCCGACCGCCTCGGAGGTTTGGCGTCCTGCGGCGCGGTGGGCTGCCGGGCAGGGTTGGCGGGTGCGGTGGGCGAACGGTGAGCAGGTGATCGAGTCCCCAGACGGTGGCCGGTGGCTGATCCGGGCTGCCACTGACGGGGTGGGGGTGGGGTTCGCCCTGTCGGCGCTGGTGGCTGACGAGGGGTGGATGATCGGGCGGGGCGTGGTCGAGGCTGCCGACGACGCACTGACCGAATCGGCGAGCCCGCAACTCCTCCTAATCAGCACAGCGGGGGACTCGGCATCGGATTTGTTCGGCACGTACCGGGGGCAGGCGTTGGCCGAGCTTGACGACCCCGGCAACACGCTTATTGCCGAGTGGTCGGCGCACCCTGACGCCCTCCTGAGCGACCGGGCCGCGTGGCGTGCCGCGTCGCCCATCTGGAGTGAGCGGCGAGAGTCCGAGGTGATCGACAAACTCGCCAAGCAGACGGAGTTGGAGTTTCGGCAGAACTACCTCAACCAATGGGTTGACGTGGCGCACACCCGCCCCGAGGACCCTGGTGTGCCCGCGTTCACCTCGACCGAGTGGGAGGCGTTGGGCGGGTACGTGCCCACCGCCCCCGTGGCTGCGGCGCTGGAGGCGTGGTTCGGGCAGGGGGTCGCCGTGGCCCTGGCCGGGCATGACGGGGCCGGGCATGTGGGGGTGTCGTGTTTCCTGGCCGACACTGTGGCGCAGGCGGCGGGCTACCTCGACGGGGTGCCCTCGGTGCTGGTGGGCAAATCCATTGCGGGCGACCCCGCGCTGCGGGAGTTGCCGGTGCGGGCGGTGGGCGGCACGTCACGGCAGGCGGTCGGCGAGCTTCGGCGCCTCGTGGTCGAGGGCGTCATGCGGCACGACGACGGGCCCGACCTGGCGGCGCAGGTGCTTGGGGTGCGGGTGGTCTCGGGCCCGGAGGGGCCCCGGGTCCGGTCCAAGGGCCGCACGGACGCCATCAAAGCCGCCGTCTGGGCGGCGCAGGAGGCGAGGGGGGCACCCGAGGCCCCCGCCGTGTTCTGAGGCCGGGAAAACGCCCTTTCCGGGGCTTGTGGGGGGGTGGTGGCCCCCGAGCTTGGGTCTACCCTGCGTGTTAGGTGCCAGTGTCGGCCCGTTTCCCCGCCCCCCGAGTCAAGGGCTACGGCCATGCCGACACTTCCCCGGTCACGCATCCTCGACCGCGCCGCATACGCCCGCACCACCGGGGATTTCCTGGTGAATGACCCCGAGGGGTTCCCATCCGACTACCCCCCCGCTCTGTGGTGGATCGGGCTCGACAGCGGCGGGGGCGCAACACCGATTGGCCCTAACGGGCCGTGGCCGCACGGGTGGGGTGGGGCGGTGCCGACCGTCACGAGGGCCACCGCGCTGATTACCGGGCCGTTGACGGTGGCCCCGTTCCGGGTGCTGGAGGCGACGTTGGGCGGCGCCCCGGTGGGGTCGCCCCGGTGGCTGACTGACCCGATGTTGGCCCGCCCCGATGACCGTTTCCCCGTGACCCTGGCCCCGAGCGCCGTGCAGCGGGTGCGGTCGGTGTTCTGGGCCGAGTTGATCCGGTCGGCGCTGTGGTGGGGGGTGGGTGCTTTTATCTGGCAGCCCGACAGTGCGGGGCAGCCAATGGCGGGCACCATGCGGGTGGTGCATCCGGGGTTCCTGCACACCATGCGCGATGGGTCGGGGCGGCTGTGCTGGCAGGTGGACACCACCGAGGGCGCCGTCACGTTCACCCCCGAGGGCACATTGCCCGAGGGCCCGGGGGTTCACATCACCGTCCTCCGCAATCCGTTGTCGCCCATCGACACCGAGGGCATGAGCCAAGGCGTGTTTGCCATGTCCCCCGGGGTGTTCACCATGGCGGGCAACATCGACACCTACCAAGCCGGGCAATTCCGGGCGGGCATCCCTAACGGATACCTCAAAACCGAGGTGCCGGGCATGACCGAGCCGCAGGCCGACAAACTCAAATCCAAGTGGTTGGCCAACCACGGGTCGAGTGCCCGCCGCAGTATTGCCGTCCTCAACTCGACCACGAGCTTTGTCCCCCTGTCGCTGTCGCCCGTTGACGCCGCCCTCGACCAAGTGAAACGGCTGAACGTCGCAGACGTCGCCTTTGCGTTCGGGCTGGACCCCATGACGTTGGGCGCGGGGCTCAACAACTCGGCCACCTACACCAACCTCCGAGACGCGTGGGAGAACCACCGCGACTTTGGGCTAGGCCCGTGGATCGCCGCCGTGCAGGACACGTTGAGCGCACTCCTGCCGGGCAACCAAACGGTGACCGTCAACCTCGACGGGTTCGCCAACCCCGCCATGTCCGAGCGAATCGCCGCCTACAGCGCCGCCCTGGCCGCTGGAATCCTCACGCTTGACGAGGTGCGAGCCCTGGAAGGGCTGCCGCCCCTACCACCCCCCACCGACAACCCCGCACCACCCGCAGGAGGGCCGACACCATGACCGCCACCCTTACCGACCTGGAGGCCCTGCCACGGTTCGGCGCCGTCCAAATCCGAGAGGCCACCGTCGAGGCCATCGACGCCGACGAGGGCACCGTGTTGCTACGGGCCGCGCCGTATGGGGTCGAGGCCGAACTAGAGGCCGAGCTGTGGGAGTCGTTCGCGCCCGGCACGTTCGCCGCCGCCGCCAACGCCGCCCACCGGGTCAAGTTCTGGCACCGGCACGCCAACGCGGGCGGGGTGCTGATCGGGCACGCCAAAACGGTGGAGGACCGGGCTGACGGGGTGTGGGTGCGGGCCAAGTTTTCGAACACCGCCGCCGCGCTGGAGGCCCGCGAGCTTGCCACAGACGGCACCCTCGACCAATGCTCGATTGAGTTTCGGGCCCCACAGGACGGCTACCGGGTGACCCGCCGCCGTGACGGGCTGCACGTGCGGCACTACCGGGGGCAACTCCTCGGGGTGGCCCTGGTGCCGCACGGCGCCTATGGGGATGCCGCGTTTGTGGCGTCGGTGCGGGACCTGGAGGGCGACCACGCCCGGGAGTTGGCCATTGCCCATCTGCGGGCCCTGACGTCATAGTGGTGGCAGCGGTTTTGCGAACCATTGCCGGGCGCCCCTCGGAGCATGTCGAGGCACACCCCGCACCGGGAACCACCCCCGTGGACTGACATCCATGTCTATTCCGGGGAGTTGACCCACATGAGTACCGCTGTCCTCGACAAGATTCGGGCCGAACGTGATGAGGCCCGCAACGCCGCCCTGGCGATGGCTGAGTCCGACGACTTCAGCCCCGACGACAAGACTTTTGGCGAGCTTCAGGCCCGCGCCGACGACCTCGACAAGAGGGCGGGCACTCTCGCCTCCCTGCTGGAGCGTCAGGCGGCGGCGGACGCCCTCGACGGGCGGCTAGCCAAGGCCCAGCACCGCGACGACCCCCGCGAGCCCCTGACGCGTCAGTCATGGGGGGAGGCGTTTGTGCGCTCTGAGGTGTTCACCGGCTACCCCGCCCGTGGCACGTCCGGGCGCCTCAGCCTCGACACCCCGCAGGTTCGCGCCATTCCCACCGGGGTGGCTGACCTCATCGCCGCAGGGTGGAAGGGCGGCACCGTCACGGTGGACGCCACCGCGCCGCCCACCCCTACCCCGCTGATCGACGCCATGACCGGGGTTACCGTCTCCCAAAACGCCATCGACGTGGTGGTGTGGGCCAAGATTCAGGGCGGCGCCGCCATCGTCGCCGAGAAAACGGGCAAGCCATCGGCGGAGTATGCGCCGACCGTCACCCCGTCAACGCTGGACACCATCGCGGTTTACACCCAACTCACGCGGCAACTCGTGGAGGACGCGCCCGCCGTGCGGTCGCTGATCGACGGCGAGCTTCAGCGGGAGGTGCTGGTGGCCGAGGAGTCGGAGGCTGCCGCCGCCCTGGCAGCCGCCGCCCTGCCGACCGCCACCGTGCCGCTGGGCGACTCCCTGCTGTCCGCCATCCGGGTGGGCATCGGCACCGTGCAGGCGGCGGGCTACAACCCCAACGCGGTACTAGTGAACCCCGCCGACTGGGCAACCCTGGATATCGCCATTCTCGGCGGCACCATGGCCGGGCCCGTCATCAATACCAACTACTGGGGACTCTCGGTGATCGCCGACAACGCCCAGCCGCTGGGCACCGCCACGGTGGGCGACTTCCGGGCCGGGGTGCAGCATTACACCCGCTCCGGGGTGTCGCTCTACATCACCGACAGCCATGCCAGCACGTTCCTGTCGAACGTGTTTACGATCCTGGCCGAGCGCCGCAGTAAGACCATCGTTACCCGCCCCGCCGCCCTCGTCGAGTGCTCCGTGTCCGCCACCGCAGGCACCCAGTCCGCGTCAAGGTCTGACAAGTGATCGGAGTCCCCACCGCCGAGGAGTGCCGAGCGTGGGCGAACGTGTCCGCGCAAGGCATCCCCGACGCCGACCTGGCGGCTATCCGTGAGGCCGAGCTTGATATCCAAGCCCGTACCTGCGAGGTGCCCGACGACCCCGACGAGGCGGGGCAGGAGGCCACCTACCCCGCCGCGTTGGGGCGGGCCCTGCTGCGGCGGGTGCAACGACAGTGCGCCGCCCGCAACATCGCTCTGGGTTTCTACACCGACACCGCCGCCGAGTTCGGGCCCCAGCGTCTCGCCTCCTATGACGCCGAGGTGTCGCGGCTAGAGGCGTCCTACCGGCTGCACGTGGTGGCGTGATGCTGTCGGCGCGGGATGCGGTGGTCGAGGCCCTGGCAACGGTGCCCGAGCTTCAACCGTTCGCCACCATGCCTGACACCCCGGTGGCCGGTGCCGCGTGGCCGGTGTGGGCCGAGTCCCATTACCGGGGTGGGAAACTCGCCCACCCTGTCGTCCATACCTACGACGTGCGGGTGTTGCTTCCCTCGGGCTACCACCCCGACACCGTGGACGCCGCAGACGGGCTTATCGAGGAGGTGATGGCCGCGCTGTCCAAGTGCGGCACCGTCGAGACTGTGGGCCCGGTGCTCGTGGTGTTCGAAACCAACCAATCCACCATGCCCGGCATAACCGCCCGGGTGACCGTCTCCACCTGTTAGGGAGTGATCCACCATGACGGCACAGACTGAGGTGTTGGGGCCGGGCACGTTCACGGTCGGGGCCACCGGCACCGAGATTGACGCGTCGTGCCTCGTCAACAACATCACCATTACCCACGACAAAAACGAGACCGACCCGACGACCAAACTCTGCGGCGACGTGCGCCCCGGGACCCGCACCTACACATTCAAAATCACCGGCAATCTGGACACCGACATCGCCGACGCGGCGGGGCTATTCGCGCTGTCACAGTCGGCCAAGGGCACCCAACAGGCGTTTGAGTTCACGCCCCTGACATCGGCGGTGACCAAGGCGGCGGGCATCCTGGTGATTGACCCGCTCGACTTCGGGGCGGGCGACATGGGCGCCGACCTGACGAGTGACTTTGAGTGGGGCATCGTCGGCGAGGTTACCTACACCTACGGGCCCTGACATGGCCGGTGGTGGCATCGTTGAGGTGCGCGGCGCCCGTGAGCTTCGGGCGTCGTTGCGCCGTGCCGGGCTCGACGTGGCAGACCTCAAAGACGCCAACGCCGCCGCCGCCTCGACCGTCAGTAGCGCCGCCACGGTCAGGGCCCCCCACGTGAGCGGGACCCTGGCCGGGACCGTGCGAGGCAACCGCGCTGTGTCCATGGCCGTGGTTCGGGCGGGCCGGGCCGGGGTGCCGTATGCCGGGCCCATTCACTGGGGGTGGCCGCGCCGCAACATCGCCGCTAACCCGTTCCTCGTGGACGCCGCCCACGACACCGAACCGACCTGGACGGTTGCCTACTACAAAGCCGTGCAGCGTGTCCTAGACCAAGTGAGAGGCGCATAAGCCCATGGCAGATTACAAACTCTCCTCCCCCCGGCTGCGGGTGCTGCGGGGGTCTATCGACGCCCCCGAGGTCATCGAGGTGCAGACCCTCAACCCCGACCTGATCGCGTGGGACATGACCCGTGGCAAGCATCACTGGCCCGAGCTTAAAGACGCCCCGTTCAAGTGGCTCACGTTTATCTCCTGGCACGCGGTACGCCGGGAGGGGCGCCTCCCCGCCGATGTGACCTACGAGGCGTGGGAGGCGTCAACCCTCGACGTGGCCAACCTCGACGCCGACGAGGACGAGGAGGACACCACCGGGGTGGACCCTTTCCCACCGGGTCCCGTGCCCGGCTGATTTGCGAGATAGCAGACGTCTACGACATCGGCATACCGCCGCCGTGGTGGTGGGACGCCGACGACCAAGTGATAGCAACGGTTCTGGACCTGTTGGGGGAGCGGGCCGAGAGGGCCCGAGCGGCAAGCCGTAGGAGGTGAGGACGTGGCACGGTCGGCGATACTCGCTATCAAAATCCTCACCGACTACTCACAGGCCCAAGCCGGGCTCAACAAAGCCGCCACCGGGGTGGACAAGTTCACCAAGGGGGTGGCCAAAGCCGCCATACCTGCCGGGCTGATCGGCGGGGCCGTCCTGGCGTTTGCCAAAACCACCGTGGACGCCGCCTCCCGCACCGAGCAAGCAATGGGGGCAGTCGAATCGGTGTTCGGGCGTAACGCCGATCAGGTCAAGGCGTGGTCCAAGACATCGGCTGACGCGGTGGGGCTCTCACAGGCTGCCTATCTCGAAATGGCGGCGGTGACCGGGGCCCAACTAAAGGGCATGGGCGTCCCCCTGGAGCAAGTGACCGGGCAGACAAACGACCTCATCAAGATGGGCGCCGACCTCGCCGCCCAATTCGGTGGCACCACCGCCGACGCCGTGGCCGCTCTGGGGTCCACCCTGCGAGGCGAGTTCGACCCCATCGAGAAATACGGGATTTCGATAAAGCAGAGCGACATCAACGCCAAAAAGGCGGCGGACGGCACCGCCAAACTCACAGGCGCCGCAGGCAAAAACGCGTCCGCCATGGCCACCCTGGCACTCCTCACCGCAGGCGCCGCCGACGCGCATGGGGCGTTCGCCCGCGAGACCGACACCGCCGCCCACGCCCAACAGGTGGCAACCGCCAAATGGCAGGACGCCCAAGCCGCCATAGGGCAGGCCCTCCTACCCGCCGTCGTCGCCCTGTCCGGGGCCCTGTCCGGGCTCGCGTCTTTCATGCACGACAACGCCGCCGCCGCCAACGTCCTCATGGGGGTGATCCTCGGGCTTGTCGGCGCCGTCCTGGCCGTGAACGTGGCCATGAAAATTTACGCTGCCGGGCAGGCCGTAGCCGCCGCCGCCACCGCCCTCTCGACCTCGACCCTTGGGACGTGGTTGGGCATCAAGTATCTGGAGCTTGTGGCGTGGCTGCGCACCGCGCCCGCCGCCATCGCCGCCGCCGCCGCCGTGGTTGCCTCGACCACCGCGACCATTGCCGCGAGCGCCGCGAGCAAGGCCGCTGCCGCCGCCCAATGGCTTTGGAACGTCGCCATGAGTGCCAACCCGATAGGGCTGGTCATCATCGCGGTTATCGCCCTGGTGGCCGTCATCATCCTGTTGTGGAATAGGTCGGCTGCGTTCCGAGCTTTTGTGCTGGGCATGTGGGCGGCTATCCAAACAGCCGCCGCCGCCGTGGGCCGCGTCATCGTCGCGGTGTGGGGTGTCGTGTGGGCCGTGCTCCGTGCCTACGTGACCGCCTATCTGACCGTGGTCCGGGCCGTGTTCAACGCCGTCGTGGCCGTCATCACCGCCGCATTCAACGGCATACGCTCCGTGGTCTCCTCGGTCACCGGGTGGGTAACCCGGACATGGGCGTCCATGGTGGCCGGTATCCGGGGCGCCATGGCCGGGCTTGCCTCGGTCCTGGCCGCACCATTCCATGCCGTGCAATCGGCGGTGGGGGCCGTGGTCAGTGCCGTGCAAACCCTGGTGGGGTGGTTGGGCCGTATCAAGGTGCCGTCAATCTCCTGGCCCAAGCCGCCCTCGTGGCTCTCCAGTGTGATCGGCAAATCGGCGCCGCCCGCGCCCGGTGCCGGGGTGGGTGGGGGCGGGTTCCGTTCTGCCGGGCTCTACAGCACCCGCACCGGGGGCACTGCCCAAACGGCGCCCACCATCGTGATTCAAGGGGCCGTGGACCCCGAGAGCACCGCCCGGCAGATACGCCGCATCCTCGACGCCCACGACCGCCGCGTAGGGCTGACCGGGGCGCTACGCACCGGGACGGTGTAGGCCGTGGCGTGGGCGACCACCGTCACCGTGTACCCGCCCGATGGCAGCGGGGGCGGGGTTGACCTGTCCTGCCTCGTGGATCAGGTCACCGTGCATCACGGGCGCGACGACTCGGGCACCCAACCCGAGGCGTCCACCCTCGGGCTGGACTTCACCGTCACCCCGGACGACCCGCTGCCTGCCCTGGTCGAAATCGGGTCGGTCATCACCGTGACCCACGCCACCGGCACCCTGACGTCGCAACGGTTCCGGGGCCGCATCACCGATGTGGCGTTGGGGTGGGAGGCGGCGGGCGAGGACACCCCAGACAACGGGGTTGGGCAACTCACCGCCGTGGGCACCCTGGCCGACCTGGGGCGCCGCGTCATCGGTGACGTGCCGTGGCCGCAGGAGTTAGACGGGTCGCGGGTGGCCCGGGTCATGGCGGCGGCGGGCGTCACCCTCGACCCGCTGTATTCGGACCCCGGCACCGTGCAGATTGTGGCCCGGGACGTGGACTCCCAGCCCGCGCTAGGCGTCGCCCAAAGTGTGGCCGAGTCGGGATCGGGGGTGCTGTGGCAGACCAAAGACGGGGCGGTGCGGTACGCCGACGCCATGCACCGCAGGGCCATCCCCGTGAGCTTGACCCTCGACGCGTGCGACATCCTCGTTACCCCGACCTGGCGGCGCACCCTGGAGGGGCTGGTCAACAGTGTCAGCATCGGCTACGGCATTGCGAGCGGGTCCGAGCAACAACCCCGATACGTGGACAGCAACGCCGCGAGCATCGCCCGCTATGAGACGTGGGGCTACTCGGTGTCCACCGAGCTTGCCGCCCTGGCCGACGCGCAAGCCCTCGGGCAAACCCTCCTCGTGCGCAACTCCTCGCCCATCTGGGTGATGGGCACCCTGCCCGTGGACATCGACGGGTTGAGCGCCGCCGACTATGACGCCCTCCTCAGCCTCGACATGCACTCGCTGGTGAGCTTGACGGGGCTCCCCGCCATCGGCGCCGCCCCCACCACCGCCGCGCTGTGGGTCGAGGGTTGGCGGGAGGTGTTCGAATACCGCTCGCACACCATCGAGTTGGTGGTGTCCGGGTACTGCCGCACCGTGCCCCCGCCGCTGTGGGATGACGTGGACCCCGCGTGGCTGTGGGGCGGGGAGACCATCACCGAGCAACGCCGCAACCTATGCGCCAACCCGTCGTTTGAGAATGGCGTCACGTATTGGGGTGTCAACGCCACCTATTGGACCAACGCGGGCGCAACCCTGACCCCTGACCCAGCGTGGGCCATCGCGGGCGGGAAGTCGGGGCGGGTCGATTGTGACGGCGCCGCGAATCAACAGGGGATCACCTGCACATTCGGCGCCCGACCCGGCACCACCTACACAGTGTCGGCCACCATTCGCAGTCTGACCGGGCGCCCGGTGGCCATCAAAGTGCGCGACCAAACCAACCTATCCAATGCGCCGTTTTCGGCGGCGGTGGCAGCGGGCCAGACGGCCCGAGTCGCGGCCACCATCACGACCGGGGCGGCTGCCAATCCTGTTGTGCTTGTGGGGATCGCCACCGACACCACCCTCGGGGCGTCATCGTTCTACGTGGACGCGGTGCTCATTGAGGAGACCGCCACCCCTGGACCATATTTCGACGGGGACACCCCCGACACGGGCGCGTTTGACTACGCGTGGACGGGGCCCGCGAATCTGTCGCCCTCGACACTCTCCGAGGTGGCCCGCATCCCCGGGGGGGTTGACCCCGCCCTGACATGGGATGACCTGTCCTGCCTCGGGCCACCCGCCTACCTGGGCCGGTGGAACGACCAACCCGCCTCGCTGCGGTGGGACCAAATCGACCCTGCCACATCGTGGAACAACTACGGAGGCTAGAGACATGGGATCAACTACCGTGCACGGGTTCCCATACCCCGTGGGCACTGATCGGGTGATGGATGGCGACAACGCCATCCAAGCGTTGGCCCAATACACCGACGATTACCTAGCCGCCGATTACGTCAAGGTGCGCCGATTCAACGGCACCGCAACCACATCGGGCGGTGGGCACATCGCCATTCCCCACGGGTTCGGGGTAGTGCCCACCGGGGCCGTGGTCACCCTGCATGGCGTCACAGGCAGCCCCCGCGTCTGTTTCATCACCTCACTGGACGCCAACAACATCACCGCACAGTGCTACAACCCCGCCACCGACGTGACCATCAACAACACCCCAATCCAATATTCGGCCATCGCGTGGACCGGGCCCAAGCCGTAACCCACGCACCACTGAGAGGACGCGGAACCATGACCTATGCAGCGATGGGCAAGTTGAGCGACGACCCCGCATTTCGGGATCGGGTGATGGCGTGCTGTACGGAGCAAGCCCTCATTTTCAAGGACGACGGGCGGGCAGACATGGCAGCGCTGGCGGAGTCGATCATTGCCAGCCAAATCAACGCCCTCGGGCTATTCGAGCTTGTGTGTGTGTCGCCATCGTTCAACGGGGAGCGGTCGGATCAGGTCGAGGACCCCGACATTTTGGCGTCGGTACAGGCCAATTGGCCCGTGTACGCCGGGGTTGTGTTCCCATCGGAGCCCGCCCCATGACATGGGTGAGCCGCGCCGAGTGGGGCGCCCGCGCCCCGTCCGGGTCGGGTAACACCCTGTCGGCACACCCCAAGGGCCACGCCATCCACTGGGAGGGCCCCACCATGGGGGTGCCCGAGCACTCCTCCTGTGACGACACCGTGCGCGGCATACAGGCGTACCACATGGACAGCAACGGGTGGTCGGACATCGCCTACAACATCGTCGTGTGCCCGCACGGCTACCAATACGAGGGCCGGGGCAAGGGCAAGGGCAGCGCCGCCAACGGCACCACCCAAGCCAATGCGGACTGGTACGCCATCTGTGCCCTGTGCGGGGAGGGCGACCCGCAGGGCCCCGACCTGGTGAGAGGGCTACAGGACGCCGCCGCCACGTGCCGAGCTTGGGGGGCCGGGGACGGCTCGACCGGGCACCGCGACCACATCGCCACCTCGTGCCCTGGTGACTCGCTCTATGCCCGCGTGCAGGCCGGGGAGTTCACCTCGGGCGGCACCGCGAGCGGCGGCGGCACCACACCGCCCCCCAGCGGCGGCACCACCGCGCCGAGCTTCCCCCTGCCGTCCGGGCACTACTTCGGGCCCGCCTCGGGCCCCGAGGAGTCCCACAGCGGCTACTACAACAACGACGACGACCGCCTACGGCCCTGGCAGCAACGGATGGATGCCCGGGGGTGGGTCATCACCGCAGACGGCTACTACGGGCCAGAAACCGAGTCCGTGGCCACCGGGTTCCAACAGGACAAGGGGCTAGGCGTGGATGGGCTGATCGGTGCCGAGACATGGGCAGCCGCGTGGACTGAGCCGGTGACCTAGCGTGGACCGGGGCACCGCGATTGTCCTAGCGCTGCTGCTGCTGGTGCCGGTGCCGTTGGTGCTACTCCTGGCCCTGCTGCGGGGCTATGACATCACGTTGGTATTCCACCGCCGCCCCCGGTAGAGCAAAGGCGGCGGGCCCCCACCCCATTCGGTTGGGGGGCCCGCCGCCAACGACGTTAGCCCGTCGTAAAGGCCATCTGATAGACGCGTAGGCACTCCGGGCATTGGATGCACCAACCCACCGCGCCCAACTCGGCATAGGCGAGCCCGTCCGCCTCGGGATCGCGTTTCTCATCGAGTGAAAACATGACCTCCCACCCCTCCACCGGAAACCGCCACCACATCACCGGCATGGGCTCGCACGGGCACATGTCCCCGAGGGGGACCATGCCCGGCAGGCTCACCGCGCCCACGCCGCGAGGCGTTCCGCCACGACGCCCGCAGGGTCACCGTTGAGCCGGGCCCATTCAAAAGCAACCGCCGTGCCGCCCGTTACGCCGTGCGACTTCGTGAGGTGCATCCCAATCCCCGATTGCGACGCCATCACCGCCCCGCACACCGGGCACACCCCGCCGTAGGTCTCGGCAAAACTAGTGTTGTGCGCCGCCCGCAGATGCGCCCCCAGCGCCGAGCCCGTGGGTTCGGCCCGGTCACAGAACGGGCACCGGAACGGGTAATCCTCCGGAGTCACGTCGAGGTGCAATAGGCCCTCCCCGGTGGGGGTGGGTGTGCTGCTGGCACGCTTCCGCACCGCCCGAGCTTGAGACGGTGCGGGAGTCTCAGCCCGCCGCCCCAACCGCTCTAGGTGCTCCAGAAACGGCAGGAGCAACGCCTCCCTGTGGACTTTGCACAGGTCCATGAGGCGCCCGTCAACGGTGGGAGTCGGCTCCCCCGCCTCGTGCTCCCCCGCGTCTAGGTGGATGTCGCACCACGTGTTGACAACCAACTCCTGAGCCATGCTCTAGGCCCTCTTTCGTTCGGTCTCGTGGTCGCCGAGTTGGTCAACCATGCGCAGAACAGACGCAAGGCGCAGGGCATCCCTGGCCACGCCATCCATGCGCCCCGACCCAGCCGGGGCCGTGTAGCCCTCCGGGTACGTGTACGCGTTGCCGTGGGCGATGTGCCCCGACGCACTGACCCACTGGGCGCGTTGCGTGCCGCACCGTTGGCACGACAACACCCGCGAATAGGCCCGTTCCTGCTGGTGCCATTGCGCCGTGAACGGGCGCCATAGGTGCCCGAGGTCTCGGCATTGGAGGTACGCGTCCGGTAGCGACTCCTCCCACGTTGCTAGTGCCCTGGTGAGCTTGGTACGTCGTCGCCCGTTCGCCATTCGCCCCGACCCTCTCGACCTGGCCCCCCCACCCGTGCGGGGGTGCGTTTCAAGCGTCACCCTCCCCGACTCGATGCGTTAGCGCAAGAGGACACGCGTTTTCTACGCACTCCCAGCGGTTGGGACCTACGCACCCGCCCCGCCCCAATTCGGGGGTGCGTCGCGGGTTTCTCACCTGCACACTTGCGCTGGTAGCATGTCAGTTAGTCGCTACCCCTCTCCGGAGGCGGTTGCGTAGGTTCGAATCCTACCGGGGGCACCACACACCGGCTGACCTGCGGAAACGCAGAACCTACGCACTCAGTGCGGGTGGGCATCCCAGCCTACGCACCCGCCCTGGCCACCTCCGAGAGTGCGTAGCGGGTTGACATCGCCCGACTTGCTAAGAGGAGCCTCACCACCATGACCGCGCGTATACGCAACATCACCCCCACCACCGGCCCGACCATCTGCGCCAAGTGCCGCAAGCCCATCGCCTACTCGCACACCGCTGGACAGTGGTTGGCTGACGGTGACAACTACTGTGCCGCGCCCATCGGGCACACCCGCCATGCGCCCGTGCGGTGCCCCCAGCACCCCGCGTTCGATGCGGACTACTGCCCGGTGTGCGGCACTGACGTTGTGATCGGGGGGACCCGATGACCCGCGCCGCCACCGCCCCGCTGCGGGACGCCCGCGCCGCCGCAGGCCCCGCCCCCACGCCGCCCACCAAGGTGGCCGGGGGCGCCGCCCGGACCATGGCCCGCACCGTGTACGCCACGCACCTGCGGACTGCCACCTCCAAGGCGGGCGACGCCTACAGCCGCCGCACCATCGAGGGCTACCTAGAGGCGGTGGACGCCCTCGGGGACTACCTGACCGGCACCGGGTTTGTCGGTGACTTCCCCGAGGTGGACACCGAGACGCTTAACGGGTTCCTGGCCGCGTACCGGGCCACCCACACCCAAGGCGGCACCAACACCAAGTTGCGGCGGCTGCGACCGTTCTATGCGTTCCTAGAGGAGACCTACGGCACTACCTCGCCCTACCGGGGCAAGGTGGCCTACTACGCCCCCAGTGCCCCGCCGCCCTCAGCCCTCGGGGGCGACGTCGTGGGGCACCTGCTGGCCGAGTGCCGGGGCGCCTCATTCGAGGATGTGCGGGACGCGGCCATCCTGCGGTTGCTTGCCACCGGGGTGCGCCGCGCCGAGCTTCAAGGGCTGTACGTCGAGGACATCGACAGCGCGGGCGGCACCATCACCGTGGGCGCGTTCAAAGACTCGCGCCGCACCGCCCCTGTGGTGCGGGTGGTCGATGGGGTGGAGCACCGCCTAGGGCGCGTCGTGCCGCTGGGCCCCGAGGCCCTGGTAGCGCTGCACAAGTGGCTGCGGGTGCGGGCCGCGCACAAGTTGGTGAAAGACGCCACCACGGGCCCGCTGTGGTACGCCACCCGTGGGCGCGGTCGGCTCACCGGCAACGGCATCCTGAGAATGGTCAAGCGTCGGGCGCAGGAGGCGGGCTACGATCCCGCCACGATCAACGCGCACGCGTTCCGGCACACCCGCGCCCATGTCCTGCTGTCCGGGGGCATCGAGGAGGGCGACGTCATGGCGGTGATGGGCTGGAAAGACCGGGCCATGCTCGACCGTTACGCCCGCAACCTCAAAAATGAGCGGGCCATCGACGCGGTGAGGCGGGCTGGTCTGGCCTAGGTCTCACCATGCGACCCCCCCAGCGGGTCGCATGGTGAAACGCCCCTGTCTCAGAAACCCCGGACACATCCCACGATGTGACCGGGGTTTCTTGGTCGCTGGAGCACGGGCCGGGCCGTTCTGCATATACAGCCGGGGGTGCGCCCGTGCAATGGGCTGCACGCCCCCACCCGTGTAACTCGGCCCGTTACCGCAGGTAGGTTGCGCCCGCGCAACGACAACGTGACTGGACAGTGGCAACCTATGGCGAATCGGCCCACCGCCCCCAGACCTCGGGCGAGGACGCACCCTACGGGCCGACATGGGACGCAACGAAGGGTTGCCGGGGCTATGTCTGCTGTGTGGGTGATCGACGTCCGCAAACTGCGGTGGTGGGGCAAAGAGCGCGGGTGGTACACCATGGGCGAGATTGCCCTAGGGCTGGACATCGCCCCCTCGACCCTCAGCCGGGCCACCCGTGGCAAGAGTGTGCCGGGCCATGAGCTTATGGCGGCGGTGCGGCTGGTGATGGGGCCCGAGGCGTTCGCCGACATTTTCTCGGTGAGCGACGCCGACGACGACTCGGCGGTGTCGCTGTGAGCCTGACGCCCGCCCAGCGCCGCGAGCGGGCGAGGATCGCCGCCAATGAGCGATGGGCCCGACCTGGCGCCCGGGAGGCACAGAGCCGCGTCATGGCGGCGGTCGTGCGGGCCCACCTCATCGCACAGGTGGACCCGCAGGGGGTCATGGCGCCCGAGGAGTTGGAGCCCGCCCTAGCCAACGCGGCCAAAGCGCTGGGCGCCCGGCTGCGGGCCGCAAAGACTCGGGGGTGACCCCGTGGACTTCCGACGCGTCAACCACGGGCGCGGGCACTCCTACACCCTCGACGGGGAGCGGCTGCCCGGGGTAACCACGATCCTCGACGCCCTCCGCAAAAAGGGGCTGGAGGAGTGGGCGGGCAACATCACCGCCGAGACCGCCGTCAACCGCTGGGATGAGCTTGCCGCCCTGTCCCACACCGCGAGGCTGGACACGCTGCGGCGGGTGCGCTGGGAGACCCGCGACGCCGCCGCCCTCAACGGCACCCAGATACACGCCCTGGCCGAGCGGCTGGTGTCCGGGCAGGCGGTGGACGTGCCCCCGGCACAGCACGGCTCCGTGCAGGCCGTGGCCCGCCTCATGGACGCGTGGCGCATGGAACCCGTGATGCGGGAACGCCCGGTGCTGCACCCCGCGCACAGGTGGGCGGGCACGTTCGACCTCCTGTGCGGCATCGGTTCGGCCCTGTGGCTGATCGACTGGAAAACGGGTAAGGCCATCTACCCGGAGACCGCCCTACAACTCGCCGCCTACGCGCACGCGGCATACGCCCAGCGGGAGGACGGCCAACTCATCGAGTGGGTGCCGCCCGAGCGGGCGGGGGCGGTGCATATCACCGCCGACAGCGCCGAGCTTGTGCCCATCGACTGGGCCGTGACCGAGGAGGCATACACCGTGTTTCGTTACGCCGCACAGGTATCGGCATGGTCGGAGCGGGTGAGCGCCGCCCGCAAGGATGGGACCCCCTGGCCCGTTGGGGCGGCGCTCGACCCGTCCGCGCAGGTGAGTGTGCCATGAGTTGGGACACCGCCGAACATCTGGCCGCCGCCGAGCTTGACGAAAGGCAGGTGCGTGACGCCCTGGCCGAGCACGGGTGGACTGCCGTCTACGTCGGGGCCCGCTCGTGGCCCGAGGCGGCGCGGGCCGTCATCCGGGTAGATGCCATATGGCCGCTGCGGACGATGCCCGACATCCTGGCCACCCACCCCGAGCATGGGGCCCGGCTGGTCGAGGTGATCCGTTCCGGGGGTGCGGGGTTCGCGCATATCCCGGTCGAGTTGGCCAAACTCGTGGGGCTCGACCAATGGGCCCGCATCATCCCGGTGGTGGTGGTGGACGTGTCCACCCTGACCATGTGGCAGCACATCCCCGTCTCGTGGTGCCGTGAGGTTATAGCCCCCCTGCAACGCCCCGGGGATGGGTCGCGTAAGGCGTTCGCCCTGCTGCCCCGTAGCGGTCGCCCCGCGTTCGATGGGCGGTCACTGCCGTGAGCGGGCAGGACGTGGCCCGCTGGGAGCAACCCGCGCTGCCCACCCCGCCGCAGGGCCGCGACATCGTGGACGGGTGGGCCCACCAAGTGGCATCGGTGGCCAAACTCGCTACCTACATCGCCGCAACGGATTTCGTGCCCAAGGCGTACCGGGGGCAGGATGCCGCCGTAGCCGCCGCCATCCTGGCCGGGCGGGAAATGGGCATCGGCCCGATGACCTCCCTGCAACACCTGTACGTCGTGGACGGGCGCCCCGCCATGTCCGCGCAACTCATGCGGGCGTTGGTGTTCGCGCACGGGCACTCAATCCGTTTCGCCGAGGTCAACTCGGCACGCTGCACCCTGGTCGGGCGCCGAGCGGGGGACCCCGCCGAGTCGGCTGTGTCATGGTCCATGGAGGACGCCCGCCGCGCAGGCATTGCGGGCAAACAGAATTGGGCGCACTACCCCCGGCAAATGCTGCTAGCCCGAGCCACCGGGGAGTTGTGCCGAGCTTTGTTCCCCGACGTCATCGGCGGCATGGCGTATACGGTCGAGGAGGCGCAGGACATCCCCGCCGAGGAGGAGAACGGCGCCGAGCCCGCACCCACCCGCGCCGTGCGCCGCAACCGCGCCCCCCAGACGCCGCCCCCTCCCCCTGCGGGGGCGGCACCACAGGAGGCCCCCCGCCCGCCCGCCCCCATGGGCGGGGAGCCTCCCCCGTTGCCCCCAGACGCGCCCACGCCGCCACCCTCCGGGCCGAACACGGCGCAGGCGCCCACCGGGGCCACCCCAGCCCCCGACGACGCAGACGAGGCCCTGACGGGCCCCCAGCGGGCGCACGTGTTCGCCCTCCTCGGTGAGCTTGACCGGATGGAACCCCGCGCCGAACGGCTGCGCACCGTGGGCGGGCTGGTCGGGCGCGACCTGGCGAGCCTCAACCAACTCAGCCGCACCGAGGCCACCGCCCTGATTGACGTCCTGATCCGGGCCACCGAGACCCCCGAGATTCTGGAGCCCCTGGTCACCCAAGGCCGGGCGCGACTGAGCCCCGACAACCCCACCCCCGACCCAACACTCTGGGAGGACACCAACCATGACGACGACAACGACACCGACGACGACCGCCGAGCTTAACGCCCGCCTAGTGCGACTCGCCCGCCTCGTGGTCGGCTGCTACGACCACGCCTCGGGGTTCGACCCGCCCAATTTCGACGCCACCGGGCGGGCCACCACCGCGATGGCCATGTGGGAGATTCTTACCGGCATCGAGGACGGACACGACGCCATCACCTACGCCCGGCACGTCGTGGCCAAAGGGATAGAGGGGTGAGCGGGGTCCCCGGGCCGGGCCGCGTCCTGTGCCCCGTCTGCCATCACTCGGTGAGGGTCACCGAGGCGGGCACCATCGCCATTCACGCCGCGCAAGCCACCATGGTTATGACGCCCGCCCGCTGTACCGGGTCGGGGCGCCTACCGCCGCAGGGCAAGCCGTGAGGTGCGCTGTGTGCGGGGCCCCCATCTGGGGCACCGACGTGTCTGGGTTTTGGGTGTGGCTGCACCGCACCCGCCCCGAGCACCCGCACAACCCCGCGCCGCTGCGCACCGCGAGGGGCGAGCGGTGAGGTACGCGGTGGTTCTGGCCATCGACACCACCACCGACGCGGTGACGTGGGCGCACGTCGAGGAGGCCGCACGCCGGGCCGCAATGGAGGCTGAGGACTACCTCAACCCCACCGAGCAAGGGCGCGACTGGGGCGCCTACGTCGAGGTAGACCGCATCGAGGAGTTGGGCACGTGATCGTCTGGGAGGAGGAGGTGGTGCGGCACTTCCGTCCGCGCTACTTCACAACCGAGGCATGGGCCACGTTGGGGCCCGAGCAAAGAGAGTTGATACGCAGGCAGCGCATGGCCGTGGTCGAGGCCCTACGCCGCGAGCATGAGGCCCACTATCACCGGGGTGACCGCCGCGCCGACGACCTCGCCGCCGAGCTTGACGTCAACGGCTACGGGCGGTGACCCCGTGCCCACCCTGGTGGTGGTGGTGCCGGGCACCCCCGCGCCGCAAGGCTCCAAAACGCGCATGGCACACGGGGGCATGGTCGAGTCATCCAAGGCGGTGCGCCCATGGCGTGAGGCGGTGCGGCACGAGGCATACGACGCGGCGCAGGCCCAAGCATGGACACCACCCCTGGCCGTGGCCGTCACCGTCACATTCACCATGGCCCGCCCCGCGCTGCACTACGGCACCGGACGCAACGCGGCACGCCTCAAAGACACCGCCCCCGGCTACCCCACCGGGCGCCCCGACCTGGACAAACTCGCCCGGTCCACACTCGACGCCCTCACCGACGCCGGGGCCATCACCGATGATGCCCGAGTCGTGCGGCTGGAGGCCGAAAAGTGTTTCCCCGGCAGGCACCTCGATGCCCTCGACACACCGGGCGCCGTCATCGTGGTGACCGCGCTATGACCACCTATGGCGAGTTGTTCGCAGGCTATGGCGGGCTGAGCTTGGGGCTAGCCGCCGTCCTCGGGGGTGAGGTGACCTGGTGGGCCGACAACGACCCCGCCGCCTCCAAGGTCATGGCCCGCGCCCACCCGCACGCCCCCAACCTCGGGGACGTCACCGCCATTGACTGGGCCACCGTGCCACCCGTGGACATCCTCACCGGGGGCACCCCCTGTCAGGATGTGAGCGTTGCAGGCAAACGGGCGGGCATGGGGCCCGGCACCCGCTCCGGGCTGTGGGCGTCCATGCGCGACGCAATCGCCGAGCTTCGCCCCACCCTGGTCGTGTGGGAAAACGTGAAAGGGGCACTCAGTGTCAAGATTCCTGGCCCGCTGGAATCCTGCCCGTGGTGTGTGGGAGACCGACCAAGCCCAACTCTGCGGCCACTGGGAAAGATACTCGGCGATTTGGCCGACCTCGGGTATGACGCGGCATGGGTTGGCCTACGCGCTGCCGACGTGGGCGCGTGTCACGAGCGGTTCCGAGTCTTTGTCTTTGCTACCGACCCCCACCGTGCAGGACTCGGCGAACACGGCAGGCGCGTCCCAATGGGACCGGAGAGGCTTACCCCTCAACGTGATAGCGACGACACCCCGCTAACCCTGCTGCCCACGCCCGCCGCGTTTGACATGGGCTACGGGTCCACCCCCGAGGAGTGGGAGGAGTGGACGGCCATCACCAAGGTGAGGCACGGCAACGGCAACGGGCACGGCGACTCCCTGGCCATCGAAACCCTGCGGGCAGGCACATGGGCCCGGTACGCGCCCGCCATCGAACGGCATACGGCCATGATCGGGCGCACCCCACCGCCGCCCACCGAGGACGGCCAAGCCGGGCCCCGACTCTCACCCGCGTTTGTCGAGTGGATGATGGGGCTACCCGCTGGGCACATCACCGCCCCCGAGCTTGGGCTATCCCAACGCCATGCGCTGCGGGTACTGGGCAACGGGGTAGTGCCCCAACAGGCAGCCGCCGCCGCCGCATGGTGGGTCGAGGTGGCAGCATGAGCGGCGGGCCATGGCTGCGCTTGGATGCCGGGTTCCCCGAGCACCCCAAGGTCATCGGGCTGACAGATGCCGCGTTCCGGCTGCACGTGTCCGCGCTGTGCTACGCCCGCCGCAACCTCACCGATGGGGACATCCCCAGCGGGTGGCCACCCCAGCGGCTAGGCCGGGCCATCCCCGCCCTGGTCGGGGCCAACCTGTGGGTGCCCGACCCCAGCGGGGCGGGATGGGTCATACACGGCTACCTCGACTGGCAGACCTCCCGCGCCGACGTCGAGGCCCTGTCCTCGACCCGCTCCAAGGCCGGGC